CATGACCACCGAAATCCGTAACGACGAGGTCGGCATCTTTCTCGCCCGCGAGCTGGAAACGATCCTGGCTCGCACCTTCGAGGTCGAGTACGCCGACATCAAGTACAGCAGCCTGATCCCCATCTCCTCCGAGGTTGGCAACGGCGCTGACTCCTTCACCTACCGAGTCTTCGACAAGCAAGGCTCGATGAAGGTGATCGGGGACAAGGCCCAGGACCTGCCCCGCGCCGACGTGCTCCGCAAGGAAGTGACCCACCCGGTTCGCTCCCTCGGTGCATCCTTCGCCTACACCATCCAGGAAACCCGTGCCGCCGCCATGGTGCCCGGCATGAACCTGGAGCAGCGCCGCGCTAACGCCGTGCGCCGCGCCTACGAGGAGAAGGTGCAGGAGATCGCCTACTTCGGCGATGCCCCCTCCGGCATGAAGGGCTTCTTCAACAACGACCAAGTCGACAAGCTTGTCCCTAACAAGTGGTTCGACACGGCCGGCGTCACCACCGACGAAATGCTGGAGCTGCTGAACGAGGCCCCCACCCGCCTCGTGCAGAACTCCAACATGAAGGAGATGCCCAACACGATGCTGGTGCCCTACAACGTGTACCGCGTCATCTCCACCACCCCGCGCAGCAGCACCTCCGACACCACGGTGATGGAGTTCTTCCTGCGCACCAACCCGATGATCTCCTCCATCGAGCCCATCAACGAGCTCGAGGCCGGCAAATCGGGCGGCTCCCTCTCCAAGGACCGCATCGTGGTGTACGACCGCAGCCCCGACAAGCTGCAACTGCACATCCCCCAACCCCTGGAGTTCCTGCCTCCCCTGCGTCAGGCCCTGGAGTTCTCCGTTGCAGCTCACGCCCGCATCGGCGGCCTCGCTCTCTACTACCCCAAGAGCGCGATTGTCCTTGAGAAGGCTTGACCTTTTCAGAATCGGTTATCCATTCATCTCGTCCTAGTCATGATCCTCGTTTACCGACCCGAACTTGAAAATCCCCCGATGGACAAAGAATGCACCATCGGTTTCTCGTTCGTAGGCGGCGCTGGTCTTTCTGACCACATCCAAGTCGCCTCTGGCGTCACTCGGAACTTCCCCGAGAGCGTCTGGGAAAAGATCAAGGACTACGACGTGGTGAAGAACCTCCTCAAACTCGGTGCCCTGCGCATCGAAGCCGAGGAGGTCACAACCGAGGACGGCGTAACCACGCCTGTGAATGCAGACACCATCGCGGATCTGCCTATCACCCAGGCCCTCGAGCTGATCGAAGCCTCCTTCGACATCGAGCAGCTCAACAAGTGGGCCGCCAAGGAGCAGCGCATCAAGGTCCGCAATGCCATCAGCAAGCGGATCACCGCGATCACTGAAGGTAACGGCTGATGGCTGTCCCCTCGACCAGCGCATTCCTCCTTCGCTTCCCCGAGTTCGGCGAGCAATCGCTCTCGGTTGTTGAAGGCGCGCTGACCGAGGCCGGACGCTACGCCTCCGCCACTGTCTTCGGCGCCGTCCACACAGATGCCGTCAGTTACCTCACTGCGCATCTGCTGGCGACACGCACGATGCAAATCGGCCTCCAGATCGAGGCAAAAGCCGGCGCCCCCGCGGGTTCTGGCTTCGACGCCACGCTCTACGGCCAGGAGTACAAGCGACTGCTCGACAGCCGCGCCCTCAGCGGATTCGCCCTCTAGCCATGGCGATCTCGGCAACCACCATCGCCTCCTACGCCCCCTGGGGTAACGCCCAGCTTGCGTTCGAGGTCGGCACGGGGTTCGCCACCACCGATCCAGCCACTGGCAACGCGGTCCAATCCACCGAAGTCGTCGAATACCTCGCCGCCCTCACACTCCAAGCCCCGTCTTGGAAAGCCGAGGCCGGTACGGACAACACGACCTACTCCTGCCGAGGCCGCCTGCTCAGCCCAGCGATCCTCGACGCCCGCATCACCAACGGCTCCCAAGCCGAAGCCGTGATCAACGGCTACCGAGGCCGCTTCGAGCTCGTCTTCGACCTTGGCATGGATGCGTTCCACCGGAACGACCTCCGTCAATCCATCGAAGGCACCTTCCGCGTTATCGGAGGTCCGACCTAATGGCCCGCCCCAAACGCGATCTCAACCAAGCCCTCGACGAAGCAAAGGTCCAGGCCATGCGTCAGCTCGGCACCTGGCTTGACACCCGCTTCACCCAGGAAATCTCCGCGGTGAAGTGGCCTTTCCCCACACCACCCGCGGTGCGGGACATCGTGGATACCGGTCGCCTGCGCGCCAGCCAGACCCGAGTCGTCAACGCTGATGGCTCAATCACCTTCTCCTGGCCGGTCGAGTACGCGAACCAAGTCCACGAGGGCGGAGTGTCCACCACAGGGCTCCGCTTCCCTGGCCGCCCTTGGACCAAGGCCCCTCTCGAGGAAGCCCCAGTCAAGTTCGGCGAATTGCTGCGCTCCGCATTGGAGACCCAGCAATGACGATCTCGACCCACTGCCCACCGGTCACCGCGCTCCGGCGCACCCTTGAGCTCCACATCCTCGGTCTCTACGAGAGCGACGGAACCACCCTCAAGGCATACACCGCGTGGCCTGGGTATTACACGCTCCCTGATGCCAGCCGCGTTCCCGCGGTCTTCGTCACCGGCGCCTCGATGGTTCCCTCCAACTGGGCCATCACCGGCATCGAGTGCGTCATCGAAGACGTTCCCGAGATCACCAGCCCCGGTTCCGTGGGCGCAATCGTGTCCTTCGAGACATGGAACGTGCGCTTCACGAACTTCGGCACCAAGGAAGGCACCCGCATGCCGGTCTCGCTGCTGGACATCAGCCGCCGCCTGGCCCGCGCCTTCCCACGGGACCAAGTCACGTACATGGCCCGGACCGAGGTCACCTTCGAGGCCCTCACGGCCCGCATCCGCGGAGCCGTCCTGAACCCCCCGATCCCCTAAGGAGTCACCACCATGGCCGACTACGCCATCGGGCTGTCGTTCCACAAGGCTCACCGGACCATCGTCCGCGCCGTGGATCTGACGCCACCCTGCCGCTACTTCGCCTCGCGTTCCACCGCAGGCATGATCACCCTGCCCACCCTCGACGCTGGCTCCAGCTACGTCGAGCTGCAGGGCATCACCAACACCAGCTTCCAGATCAACGACAACAACCAGGAGTTCCGCCTCCTGGGCGATGACGGCTGGATGGACAGCGTGATCACCGGATCCTCCGTACAGGCATCCGTGACCGCCTACTTCCTGAAGGACGCCGAAATCCCCGCCGGCCAAAACTGCCCCGTCTTCCGCGGTGGCTACGACGAGGGCTTCAACCTCATCCAACGCGCCCGCTACAACAAGGACTACGAGATCTACATCGAGTTCCTCAAGGAGCTGGGCCAAGCCGACGGCACCAGCGGCAACTACATCTACGACTTCACCGGCTTCAACGCCGTGATCCAGAACTACTCGGAGAACCTCACCGCTGAGGGCCTCACCGAGATCTCCTTCGACCTGATGTCCCGAGCACGCCCCGTGTTCGGCCGCTACGACGCAGGTGCCAGCCCCATCACCAACGGCGGCGTTCAGTCCTCGCTGCTCTTCCTGGTGAACGGCACCCGTCAGGCCGCAGCTGTCCCCGCCAACAACGCTTCGGCTGTGGCAGTGGGCGACGACCTGACCGTGACCTACACCAGCAACGGCACCGCCGCGCTGACCCAACTGGCCCTCGGCCAGACCAACGGAAGCGGCTTCCGCCTGGAGAACGCTTCCACTGGCGTTGCTGTCCCCGCCGCTGTGTCTCTGGCCAGCAACGTAGTGACCATCAACCCGAGTGCGAACCTCGCTGCCGGCACCATCTTCCGCCTGATCGTCGCCGACGGCGCCATCACTCAGGCTGTCGATGCCAACGGCACCGCTTCTGCCTCCGGTATCAAGCGCCCTATCCAAGGGTTCACCACTACCTTCCGGACCGCTTAATCTCACCGAGTACGGTTCAGCACACTCAGCCCCGCATGTCGGGGCTTTTTTCATGCCGCCATGCAGCACGATTTACTCATCGATCCCATCAACACCGTCTTTGCGGTGAATTGTGTGGTGGAAGGCTCCACGCTCCACTGCGGAGCCCTCTACCTTGAACCCCTCGTCCAGAGCCAGTTTATACGCTTGGCGTATGACGGCGCTAGCCTAGAGGTCGAAATCCCCACCGAGCTCGTCAACCAGCCCACGCCACACAGAGCGTGGCAGGTGACTCTCCCCATTCGCAATGAGTAAGTACGCATCGCTTTTGTTCGCACCTGAAAAGTACTACGAAGTAGGACCTTTCCGGTTTCCCGTTTATGAAGACTTAGTACCTGGGGAGGCAAAGCAAGTTGAGGAATACTCAAAGAAGCAAAGTAAAGCGACATTCAAGTCTCTAAAGTTAGCACAGCGAATTGCAAAGGACAAGTCAATTACTACAAAAGAAGCCGTAGCCCTAATGAGCGATATCGGCAAGACGGAAGACTCCGATCTCGTTTACGAATACGAGCGTATTCGTAAA